AGAAGATAAACTATGGTTAGCTAGTATAGTTGATCAAGGTTCTAATCCAACTAATGATAATGATGATAAGGTATACATTAGAGAGTGGAATATAGATGGAACTACACCAAATGCTCCTACATTAACTTATGTAAGAGAGATAACAGTTCCTATGGGACAGACTTATGGACATAATCAGGGAGGAACTTCTATATGGGCTATGACTGCAATAGATAATAATACACTTATTGTTGGAACAGGTAATAGATATGCTCCAGCACCATCAGAAGGTACTGGTGGTGGTAATTCAATTTATGTTTCTGAATTTAGTATTGCAGCCTTAGGAAACATTACAATTGACTCAAATGATATATCTTCTAAGTGGGCAGCTCATCCAGGAACTAATGCAAGTAAGTTGAGTAACCTTACTTATACAAATTCAGGACAACTTGTATTAGGATGGAGATGTGATCTTACCCCTACTGGAGATGGTCAGGAAAGTGCAGTAGGTAATAATTTAGTCGTATTCCCTGTAACTCCATCTAGTCCTGAATTTAGTATAAACAATCAGGTTATACCTAAAATATTACTTCAAGATTATGGATTGCCAGAATTTTCAGAAAGTTATAATGGATCTAAAGATGTACCTTTCTGGGGTGTAAATGGATTAGCACAAGTTTTACAACCAGAAACTTTAGAGGTATACGCAGTAAATCAATCAATTCCTAATAACTTAACATCCAATACTTTTGTAAATAGTTCAAATGACTGGTTAAGTTCAGCTACACATTGTTCTAACATTAATTTTATATCAGGTGATCCTGACCCTAATTGTGGTCTTACTTTTTTCCCTAACCTATTTGATGGTACAAATAATGATAGTTCTAATCTTAATTACCTAGGGCCTCAGACATTTACTTACTTTGGAATGACGTGTACAGCAAGTTTATCTGATGACTTAGGTTCTTGGTTTATAAGCAATACAGATGGTGGTTTCTTAGGATGTAGTGGACTTACATCACCTGATTCTGAGGGAGAACAAGTACTTTTAGGAGTAAGTGGTTTTAACTTTAGTGTTACAATTGATTTTCCTGTAGCAGTTAATGATATTCCAATTAGAGCTAGTGTTTTCAATAGTGATGCAGATGGTACAGCTGGAGATGTATATTATGTAGAAACTAATGGTGGAACTCCAATACTTTCTATAAATGACGGATGTTTAGTTCAAGTTGATGGTAATAAAATGTGGGGTGGAATGGTAAATCCTAATTTACCTGGTAATCCTGTTTTTTCAAATGCTGGGGATGGGGAGTTTAAAGTTACTGCTCTGGCTAACTATACATCTATGACTATATATGGTAATGCGCCAACTGGTGGAAAATTATTCTTAGGATGTCGTCCTTTAAATTGCCATAATATGGTATACATAAGATATGGAGGATTGACTTGTTCTGATCCTGAAGAAGCAGGACGTTGTGTGGCTCCACCAAATGTTCCAGTAGCACAGACTTCTTATCAGCCAATTAAGTTATGGAATAAAACAACAGGTGAAATTATGGAAGTAGGACCTCCACCAGGTACAGGTTTTGCTTCTGGCGATATTGGTATAGGTAATAATATACTTGTAGTATCAGCTAACTTTAACTATCAAAATGCAGCAGCACCTCCTACAGATCAGTGTTTTATAAAATATACTTATGTTAATGAAGGTGAGGTTCCTACCAATTTAGAATGGGATGAGGTAAGATATGTATTACCTCCTTTCTGGGACCAGTTTAATAACGGTTTTATTCCAAACATTGAAGTAATAGATGATAACACAATAGGTTTAACTGTAAGTACAACAAGTGGTGGTTTTGATCCTTTATATGATACTAGATTCTTAGAGTGTACGTTCCCTGAAAATGGTACAGAAATGATTACTGTAGAAAAGTTTGCACTTGCTGGAGCAGGTGTTAACAATGCTGGTAATGCAGGAGATTTACTAATTACATATAAAGAAGATGGTGTAACACCAAACAAAGTAATAATTGTAGGAGGTGTAGATCCCTACGTTGTTAATAATGTTATAACTGCTCATCTTGCAGTTCAACAATATGATTATGAAACAGGAGCTTTAGAGGTAAGTACAAGATCTGAAGACTTTGGGGTTGAAACTGGAGGAGCAGCAGCTCTTGCTCTATTTGACGGAAAACTTTATGTAGGTGCTAATACATGGGCTACAGTAGATCTAGAGCCTCCATATGCATGGAATGAATTAGTACCTAATGCTCCTGGTACACCTGATCCAGCTGGTGGAGCAAGTCAAATACCTGGATGTAGAATAAGTAATGGATTTATTGTAGATCCTAATGTATCAACTACAACTACTAGTACTACTCCTAACCCATCAGGACCTAAGACAATTTGGACATGGTTTGAATCAGAAATAAATCAATAAAATATGAAAGTAACAAAAGAAATAAAAGATAAAATAGATCATATAATAAAAACCTTTGCAAAAGGTAATACTACTATTGTTTCTGTTGGACTAGGTCAAAAGGTTTCTGCTGGTAAAGTTACAGGAGATGCTGCTATTGTAATTGGAGTTACTGAAAAGAAACCAATTGAAGAGTTGTCTTCTGAAGAAATTATACCAAGTGAAATTACTGTAGGTAATAAAGTTATTAAGATAGATATAATGCAACAGTCTCCAATTCAACTCTTTGCTACATGTTCTGATTGTGGAGGATGGAATGGATCTAACTCTGGACAATTTACAAACAGACAATTTACTAGACCTTTAAGAGGAGGAGTAACAATGACTTCTACAAACAATACTCCTTCTGTTGGTACATTAGGAACATTTGTACAAGATATAGCATCAGGAGCTATAGTAGCACTTACTAATAATCACGTAACTATAGAAAATCCTACATACACAAGCGATAGAAACTTAGCTGCTATTACTGTAGAAAATGATTATGATCCAATAAATAGAATATATCAAGGTACAGAAACAGTTGGTCAGGTTCAACCTGTTAATGAAGTAGGAATAAGTTTAAGATATGCTCCAATTCACTTAACTAATACAGGATTTGTTAATCAAGTGGATGCTGCAATATACTCTGTAAACTTTCAAGACATTGAGACTGAAAGTATACCTTCATCGCAACAGTATGCATCATGGCAACCTATAGGTCTTGAAAGTGTAATAACTAATCAAAATCCTCCGTTTGCTACAACAGCTGAATTAGATGATATATATAATACAAACCCAGAAATTTGGACATCAGGAAGAACTTCAGGAGCTAGAGGTAAAGGAGTATGCGGACTTCTAAGAGTGTATCAGGCACCTGTTGCTTCTAATGTTGCTACTGCCATTGGGACTGCAAGCTACAATGATCTCATTGCTGTAATTCGACCAGACGATACTACTCCAGAATCTCAACAACCAGGATGTTTAAATCCAGGATTACCAGGAGACTCAGGTTCTGCTGTATATTCTGAATTTAATGGTGTTAAGAAATTAATAGGCCTACTTTTTGCTGGTAGTTGCAATATGGCAATGATGCCTGCAGAATATAATGGTAACCCATGTTGCTCTGGTATACCAGGTCAAAACTCATGCAGTACAATTTTTTATCTTTGTAGAATAGATAAAATTGCTGAACAGCTAGGGATTGAATGGTGGGATGCTGCAGCTGTAAATCAATACACTGTTAAAAAAGATACTATGGAGTATGTAACAGAAACTGGAGGAAGTGACCAAAGAACTAAACTCTGTAACGGTAAGTTACATTACCAAGCAGGATTAACTAATACATTAAATAACCCTTGTCTACCAACACCTTAAAAATATAAAATATCATGTCAAATAATTGCTCAAATTGCTATAACGGATGTACTGAAGTATGCTCAGACAAATGCGTTAAATATACAGGAGTAGATGTCCCTGTTTTAGGAATAAAACATGGAGACTCTTTATCTTTTGTAGAACAATCTCTAATAACTTATTTATCATCAACTCTTGATGGAACAGGAATATTCCCTATAGTTCCACCAGCTACAATATGTCCTACAGTACAGGGTAACTTAGATGATTGTAATCCATTATCTTTAAATAATTATTTAGAGGGCATAATTAAATCATTGTGTCAAATTGAAGAAACTATAGGTGTTATTGAAGAAGAGGTACCTACTGATCCATATATACTAGGATGTCTTAGTGTCCCAGGTGCAACTGATGATCCTACTGCTAATACAAGTACTGATACACAAGCTGTAATACAAGCTGTGATTGATAAGGTTTGTGAAGTTCAGCTGAATCTAAATCAATTTATATCATATGTAAATAATACTTTTGTTGCAATTTCAGATATAAATACATATATTGAAAACTACATAAATAATAATCCAACTCAAACTTTAATTAACAACAGAATGGTTCCCTTTTCTGCTACACCATATTTTGGAAGCTTAGGTAACTTTGATGGATCAGGTGCTGGTATAGGTGAATGGGATAGAATATTTTTATGTAATGGCGCTAATGGAACTCCAGATCTTAGAGGAAGAGTTGTTGTAGCATCTACAACAGGAATGCCTGGGGGCGGTGGTCTTGATCCAGCTGTAATTCCAATTCTTGGACAAGTCCCAGAATGGAGTTTAGGTACTACTAGTGGAGCATATAGAGTAACGTTAGAATCATCTGAAATACCTCCACATACACATGTTTCAACTGTAACTTCTAGTCTTTCTCCAGCAAGTCATACTCACAAGGTAGTGTCATTAGGTAGTGCTAACACTCAAGATCCAGTTGGGGCTGACCAACAAATAAGACAAGGTTATTCAACTGGTGGTAACTTAGGATACGCAATGAGAGGAACATCAGACCCAGCTACAAGAGGATTAACAAGTGAAGTTACTCAAACTTTAAATGTTGGTGTATCACTAGCAGATACAGGAGGTGGGCAAGATCATGCTAACTGGCAACCTGGATACGGAGCATATTATATAATTTACATACCTTAAAATAAAAACAAAATGGCATACTTACCTGTAAACCCTTGCTGCACTGATGTAGTTTTAAACAGCCCTTGTGGTTGTACATCAAATTGTAACTCTTGTACTAACTCATGTGGAACAAATGGACATTTGTCAAGCACAGTTGTGTATGATGGGCCTACAACTCCATGTACAAATATAGAAGCTTGCGACACATTAAATGTAGCATTATCAAAAATAGATGCTCTTCTTTGTGCATTACAACTTCAACAAGTTGAAAACACTCAAGAAATTGCAGCAATGAAAGCTCAAATAATTGACATAAATAATCAAATAACAAATATTAATAACAACTGTTGTTCATAATTATGACTGTACTTTTAACAATACCTACTATAGGCGATGATGCTGATAACTTTGAACTTTATTCAGATAAAGATAACTTTAGTGATCCTTTTGAAACAGGTATATCTAGAGCAGATTTATTAATTGGATATACTAGTTCTGTTGTACCAGACTATTCAAGTATAGTAAGAGTTACATCTAAATATAAGTGTATTAATTCTTTAGATATTACACTACAATAAATTAAAATAAACACAACAATATAAGATATGTTAATACAAATAACCATAACTATTCCTCCGTCTGGCATTGCTGGACCGTTTGATTTATTTTCAGATGCAGATGGATATGCTTCTCCTTTTAGAACACAAGTTCCTACTGATGATATGTTACTTGGTTATATTGTAGAGCTTCCTTTAGGTGCAACTATTATTAGAGTTTGTTCTGTAGGTGACTGTACTAATTGTATAGACTTACCAACTAATTGCCCAACTACTACAACAACATCATCTAGTAGTACAACAACTACAAGTACTAGTAGTACATCTACTACTACATCAACTAGTTCAACAACAACTACTACTACTACAGAAGCACCTCCTTATAAATTTAACTGGCAGTTACAGAGTCAAAGTCCATCAACTATAGGAACTGTAAATCTTGAAATAACTGTAGACGGAATATCTGTTGTAGACTCTACAATAAGTGTGGGTAATACTTTACAGTCTGGTCAATTGCTTATTCAGGCTGGAGCTATTGTACAAGCAACTATGACTAATGAAAAAGTAGGATCACATAATTTTGGAAACAAGATAGTTCAAAATGGAAATTTATATCAACCAAACGATATATGTAATCCTTGTGTTGATGAATTAATAACTCCATTTTTCCAATCTTATGTAATGGAACCTTTTGCACAAGACTTTATATTTGATGGTGTAATTATAACTCCAACTACAACTACAACTACAAGTTCCTCAAGTACAAGTACAAGTACAACAACAAGTACTACTACTATCCCACCAACTACAACAACAACTACCACGTGTGATTGTAGCTTAAATGGTCTTTCTGCAGTATTTGTAACACCACCAACTACAACAACAACAACAAGTTCTAATCCAAGTGTAGATCCAGGAGGAATATCGTCTCAAACAAATCCAAGTGCATCAGATTG